ATAGCTGCACCAGTGAACTTGTCAGTTCCGTCAGTTACGATTTGAACATCAGTTGCTAGTGTATCTACATAAAAGTAAAAACTTGCACCAATGTTATTTAGATTGTTTGGGTCTGACCCTGGACCGGCACTTGCTGAATCAGCAGTTGTCACGATCGAAGGTAGAGTGAAAATACCGTCAGCGTCTTGAGTTAACAAGATTCTTCCAGCATGTTCATTAACTGTTAATGAAGTATTAGCAGTTAATGCTTTTGTCATTCCTGGTCCTAAATTGATAAAACCATTTTTCGATCTTACCGGACCATCAAATGTTGTGTTTGCCATAATATTCTCCTTTGTATAGCGTTAATATGTTGTCTCTATACCGTCTGCCTAGCCAGTCAACATATATTATTATTCTAGGTCTTTCTATTATACATAAAAAAAGGGGCGATGTGAACACCGCCCCTTTATGAAATACCGTTAAGTATTTAAGCTATTATGTAGGTAAGTTTCCGTTACCAAATACACATCTTGGATCAGAGAATCCAAAAGAGTATCTTTCTCTAGCTTTGAATCTTACGTTACCAGTATCGAAGTCACCTTCCATAGCAGTTTTGATTGGTGCTCTAACGAATTGTTTGAATCCATTAGGAACATCAGTCATTAAGAAATACGAGTCAGTATCAGTTAGGAAGTTGTTTACAACATACCCTTCTGGAACCATTCCCATGCTTCTTACCGCGTTGATATCGTTATCAGCTGTACTTGTTCTCATTGGAGATTTCATAATACGCTCTGCAGTAAATTGTAATTCTTTTGGAATTATCATTTTTCTACCTGTAGTAGCGATTCTTAAACCTCTTTCATCAACAAACCCAGCGATGTCGATTAACGACTGCTCAAGTGAAGTTTCGTTAAGGTCTGCAGCTACAGATAATACATTCGAGAATGTACCTCCTGTTGCTAGTGGGTGGTTGTTCGCGATTAACGGAACACCGTCACCACCAAGCACTCCAGCTTTCTGCGCGTTGTTTAAAACGTTAGCAGCTTTAACTTGCTTCGTGTTTGCCATAGATCTTGCAAGAGCTCTTGTGTATCTTGCAGCTAATCTATCGTAAAGGTTATCTTCGATTGCTTCTTCAGTGATAGCAAATGCTAAAGCGATTGTTTCGTGAGTGTATCTAGCAGTGAACGTTTCGTTCGCTTGATCGAATACTACTCCAGCACCTTCAGCTTTTACTGGTGCTCCTGCGAAACCACTTAACATTACTTCTTCTTCAAAAGCTCTGTCAGATGTTTCAGTAGCGAAAATCTCTGCGTGTTGATTTTCGTATCTGTTATATTCCAGGCCAAATAGTGCATTCAAACCTGGCTCTAGTTCTTTAACTAGTTGTGATCGTGATATAGCCATATTCTATTACTCCTATATACCTGTTCCACTTCTGTAGAAGTGTTTGTTGATTCTAACAAGAATATTTCCGTTTGCAGAATCTGTAGCTGAGTTACCTGGATCTTGTGAAATGTCCATCGCTTGAATCACGAATGAAGCATTTGTTCCAGATACAGATACATCTAACTGAACTTCAGATATTCCTGTTTTTGTATTTCCAGTAGCATTAGTTACTGAATAGTTTTTAAAACAATCCGCTCTCGCAAAAGTGTCGTCTGCGTCCATTAAAAAAACTGCGTCAGGGTCATCAACTACAAATGCTGTAATATCACTTGCGTTTACTGAACCTGGGTACGAGTTCCTAAATGTCGGTTTTTGCGTAGTAGGATCTGTATAAAAACATCCATTGAACACACCAATAACTGCTGTGCTATTATTCGCAACGTGTCTTGTGATAGTACCGTCTGTTTCAGCGATAACTAAGTCACCTTGGAAAATAGCAGTAGTGTTATTAGCAGATATAAGATATCTGTTTTGTGCACCAACTAATGGCGTACCGTCTAGCTTTCTGTACGGTCTTAGACCGAACTTTTCACTTACGTTTGCCATATTGTTATATACTCCTTATAAACGTTAATTTAAGACTCTTGTAGTTAATGCAAAAAAATTATTTTTTGCGGTTACCTCCAAAGGTCACTCTGGACTGCCTATCAATATTGATTGGCATATCCGGGTGTTGTTCCTTCATAAGATCCCTATCAATCGCGTCTGTTCTATCTTGAGTTATTCTTGCGAAATACTCAGCACGTTGTTTCAGAATCTCTTCTGGTATCCTTGCCAACACAAGGCCACCAATTCCGATGAGGCCAGCATGTTTGCCTTCGTGAATAACTGGGTAATCGTTTTCACCTATTTCACTTTTCAGTGTTTCAGCTTTAACAAATTCCCAACCTTCCCTAAGCTTTTTCGAAACGTTTGCAACGTCCTCGAAGCCTGCAGTTGCTGTACGTATCCATCTATGACACATACCATGCGGTGCAGCTGGCGCATCCAAACTGGATGGTGGAGTCCAATCTTTCTTTCTAGAACTTTTGATTCTAGATTCAGACTCGCGTGAAGTTTTTACTTTTTCCATATTATGCTCCTTCCTTCACGTATTTAGCGTATTCCTCTAGTGGCACCCCTAATTTCTTAGCGATAACTACCTGTGATTTGGTGAGTTTCACAGACTTGCGTCCTCCTGCTCTACGACTAACTGAGGCTACATTTTGGACGGGTTCCTTCGTAGCAACAGGTTTTTCTTCTGTCGAAGCGGCAAATTTCTGAGGGAAATATTCCTTCATACGTTTGTTGATTTGATTATAGTACTCGTTACTCTCCGCGTCAATTCCCTCCTGCATTAACTCATCATGTATTCCCATCGCAGCAGAAGTCATTACTCTATCACTGCCAAACCATTCGTTGTCTGAAGCCCATTCTTGCGCTCTTTGACTGATTGGTGGCTGTTCTTGAGTAGTTTCTTGTGGTTTTGACTCAGATTCTTTTTTTCTAGCCTCTTTTTCTGAAAGAGTCATAGAAACTTTTTCTTTCTCAACAGCTAATTTTGTTAGCTTATCCTGAGCTTCTGTAATTTGTTCAGGATCTTGAGAGTCAAATGCAACTTTTAATGCAGCTTTTGCCTTGTCTCTTTCTGCATCAATTCTTGCATCATATTCTTTAAGATAATTAGTATCGACTTCCTCATACTTCTCCTGGGCTGTCTCATATTTATTCTTAAGACCTTTCGCATAATCAACAGCAGCTTTTTCTCTTCTCTCTGCCTCTCTTATTTGAAAAGTAAGTTTTTTTATTCTCTTTTGAACTTTATCAGAATAATCTTGCAAGCCTTCTTCATCAGTATCTTTAGATTCAACTTGCTGTGGTTGTTCTTTAGGTTCGTCTTTGGTTTCCTGCAAAAGTTCTTTTGCAGTTTTTTCTCCAGTTACATTATCTTCACCTTTGATATCAGTGTAACCAAGATCAACATCTTCTTTTTGTGCAAAAGACTCATCAGGTTCTTTCGCTTCAGGTATGTCTACCCTTTCTTCATTTACTCCATCAGTATCTAATTCAACTTCTGGTTTTTTGTTTTCTTCAGCCATTTAGTCCTCCTTAATAATGGTGCAAAATATCAGATGGGTCATTAATCTTAGCAATGACTTCATCATCGTTAAGAACTCTTACTTCTCCGCCTTCAATTTTGAATCTTGAACCTGCGTATCTACTAAAAATTACCCAATCTTGTAGTTTACACCAAGGCCCTTTAGGAAACTTGTCGTTATCTTGATAACAAAGGTCTCCCATTTTTAGCACAAGACCACATACTGTAGTCATCTGTATGGTTTCTTGAGTTGTATCAGAAAGTAAAATTCCACCTTTTGTTTTTTTGGGACCAGCATATGGTAATACCAATAATCTGTATCCTGTAGGTGTCGGTAAACTTTCTAGTGTTGATTTTTTGATCGCTTTAGGATCAAGGACTGTTTTGACTTCTTCTTCCGCTTTGTAAGCGTCTAAGAGTGCTTCAGTCCGTTTCGGTGTCTCCGTGGACTTGTTCATTTTCTATCTCCGTTCTTGACAGCAGGTCTTTTATTTCCTGTTGCAAATCCTCATAGGATTTGATTTGACCCCTAACATATTGTAGTTGCTCCATAGTGTCAACACCATATATAGCGTGGTCTTTGAGACGTTCTAATGAACGTTTAATGACTTTTTGTATAAGTGAGATTGTATATATATCCACAAAGTGAATATATCTAATTAAGCTCTTTTTGCAAACGTTTTAACATTTGTAGGCTTACCACCCACACCTTGTGCTCTACTTCTTTTCCTTGCAACGGCACTCCGTCTCTGGGATTCTGTCATACTCGCTGCTTTGGCAGCAGGGACGCACTTTGGATATTTTCTTTTTGATCCTATATCTACCCATTTCTCTTTAAACCATTTTGTAAGACCACCTTCAGCCATTTTTTTAGAACCTGCTGGTACACAATTAGGAACCATTCGGTTTCCCTTTTTCTTCATGCCAGCTTGAACATAGCCGTCCCAACATGATCCTTTTTTATACATTACATTAAATCTTTGTAATAGTCGGCCATACCACCAACTGATTTGCCTACAACAGTTTGTAAAGATTTTGCTTGAGCTTTATGTAGAGCTGATGCTTTGTTTAAACCTGTTATTACTTTTTTAATTTTTGCATCACCACCCATTCTTGCTTCCATCACAGGAATTTTTTTCACTCGTCTTCTATTTTGTCTACCTCTTTGACTTGCACCACCTGTACCACTAGAACTTTCTTTGGTTTTACTTGATTTATATTTATCAATTAATTTTTTTCCTGCAGATATAGCTCCTGTTACTGGACTTGCTACTGATACAGCTTTTTTAATTGCACCTTTAATTTTTTCTTTTTTATTTCTTTTGTCAATTAAACTTTGCATTCTTCTTTTTCTATCAGGTGTCATTTCAGGTCCTTTTCCAGGTTTGAATCTTATACCGTCTGATTTATAACGTGTACTAAGGTCTCTTAATTTTCCTGGAATACCTGCATCAAAACCTCCACCTTTGTTGTATTTCATCATGCCACCACCCATTTTTTTAACTTTTACTTTGTCACGAGTTCTTTCACCTAACTCTGCTTTAGCTTCTTTTGATCCGTAATTTCTTGTGTAGTAATCTTTTGCTTCTTGTTCAATAGAAGGATTAGTTGGAAAAACTTTTTTAATTTTACCACCTTTGTTCATCATTCTCGCTTTTTGTAATCTACCCATGCCAGACATTGAACCTGCAGTCATACCACCACCCATTTTCTTATCGACTTTTTTCTTTTTACCAACACCAATGATAATCATCAATGCACCTTTTTTTGCACCGGGTCTCATTCTTGGATCCATTCGTTTTCTTTTTCTATCATTACCTACTAAAGCATCATAAGCTTTTTTCTTTTTAAGATAGTCAGTGCTTAATCTTTGAGGTCCTTTACCTTTACCTCTTCTTGGTGGTTTTGGAGCTTGAACGAATGTTCCTTCATTAGCACCTGCTGGTTTTGGTCCTTTAAAATCTTTTCTTTTAGTTCCTGATGGATCTTTAATTTTTCCTGCACAAATTTTACTAGCGTATGCATTAGCATATGCTGACGGGTATACTTTAAATTTTCTTTTCGCTGCCGCTTTACCTCTTGGACATAATTTAGTCATCTATTTTTTTCCTCCGTTCCTAAATATTTGTGTTCCCTTTATACCATATATCGATGCCACGACCAAGATCCACAGGTTTGTGAACCATGACGGGAGCTGTGAGAACATATCGAAGAAAAGTTTTA